AGCTGCCCGACAAGAGTCTACCTCATACCCCAACATCTTAGCATGAGAGACAATACTGGATCGCAAAGCGGCGGAGTCAAGAAACATCTCATTTGCTACCATGTTAGCATTAAATGCAAGATAGTGCGTGTTGTATGCAAGGGTATCTAAAAGAATACTCATACCAGAACCCTCAAAATCATAATCTTTGAATTCAGATTGATCTCTAAGAAATGTCTTTAGGTTTTCCTTGATACCATCAAAGTCCAACTCTGTTACTTGAAGTTTTTGACTATTTGCCATTATCGTAATCTCTCTAACATTATTGTTAAGTCTACAAGTTCTGTTGGGACGTTTATCACATAGAACTCTATAGCGATATTATATGCATTACGATCTAGGTCAGGAGTGGCCCGCACACCCATGAGTCTGGCCCGTGGTTCAAAATTTTCAATAACATCCTCCACCTTCTTTGCAAGGATAGTAGCTGTTAATGGAGTCATCTGTTCAAACAACATATCTCGAATACCAGAGTATATCTCTGGTCGAAATGGTTTCTCATATTGGTTCATCAAAACCAAATTACGAACAGACCTTTTCACTGCCTGAATATCTGAGAGAACATTGACATCCTTAGTACGATTGTTCGTTGCAAAAAACAGATCAAGATCAGTATATTTACGAACACTTCTTTTGTTGTTTGTAGATTCAGCATCTATCAATCCAGCTGGATTGCGCCAAGCACCTGTTTGATCTGCATTAGACATATTCGCTCCCTTACAAAGTATTTATACTAGCCATCAGCAGAATACTTCATCTGATACGGCATAGATTTGCGCCAAACTTCTTTTGCATTGACACGAATAAAAGGTTTGTTAGTCTCACCTTTGTTTGGATTTGGAATAGTAACCATAACATTTTTCCCCTTGTTGAAGGCCACCTGTTTCCTACTCAACTTGACTAAATCGGAAACGTCCCTCTTTACCGCCTTTCGGGCCCAACTTCCTACGTTACTTCCTAGACCTTTAGAGGTCTGACTTGCTCTTGATTTCTTTTTTCCCATAATATAATCTCCTATAGGGTTATCTGGTCTTCTGGTGCAGACCTTGCTTGAGCTGCGGCCGCACTTAGTTCTGCAGCTAACATTTCTGCTTTTGTCGCAAATTGTTTTGCCGCTGTTTCCAAAGACGATTTTAACGAAGTGATCTCCGAACTTAAAGTATCTCTAGAAAATTGATCTCCGTACAAAGCACCAACTTCATCTACTGAAACATCGGTACTGAAACTTTGAGCCTGTTCCTCTAGTGCAGCTGCGGTTGCCTGTATACTATTTTTTGCCTTCTCCACCGCTTCGGTCGCTCCACTAGGGAGCTCCAAATTTGGTAAACCACCACACACATCTCCACCAGCGGTAACAGCACCTATAGCAGAAGTTATCGCCCCCTCTATATCTGGTAGTGAAGAGCCAAATTGTGTTGTGAGTTGTGCTAACTTGTTTATATATCCAAGACTACCAGTTGGTATAGTTGCAAGACTAGCAACCTCGGCCTGAAAGTTCACAGCAGGCAAAGATGGTAGTGAAGGAACCATAGCCCTCAAGTCTGTTTCAAGTTGCGTTAAAGATGTGTTAAGTGTGTTTGCTAATGTAGACGCATCTACATCTAATCCACTAACGATTTCAGATTTGATTGTATCAAATTGATTCATCAGTTTGTTAAAGTCGGGACTTGCACCACAAAGGTTAGGGGCTGCGAAATCTACCATTATCCATCTCCTACGAATACGTCAGGTGAACCACCGGCGGTTACTGGAGCACAATGAGCTCCGCCTAGTGGAGGACAAAGACTATCCGCAGCTGCACCATCAGCGCTGTTATTGACTACTGCCTTGCCCTCTATAAAAACATTGTTTGATCCTGCCACTAGATTACCAGCACCATGACTATTGGCATCGCCGTTAACAGAAACAAGAATACTATTTGCGAACACTGTGGATTGACCACTAACAATTGTTGTAGCTCCACATGCTCGAGCATCTCCGTGTCTATGTATTGCAATTGACATATTCTATCCTCAATCTGGGTTCAACTGTATCTGACTACCATTAAGTGTAGTGATACCTGTAGATGTATGCGTAAAGGTCGTACCAACGGTTCCTGTCCAAGATGTTGCAACAGTTGTAGCCAGTGTACTCTCTGTCTTTAACGTCATAGCGGAAGCGGACTTCATGTTTAGTGTAGAACCAGACTTGACCGACACGATACCCGATACAGTAGTGAGAGACATATTTGTTTTCGCACTCAACTTCATATCGGCCAGTGAAGTAATACTATAGTTACCCACAACAGACCCATCAAAGTATCCATTGATCGTACGGCTCTCGTTCTTCTCTATCAATGTATCAACATCTTCTCCCACATATCCCTTAACATTGTTCTTAATGTTGTATGCGAAGTTCCCTCGTATCTCTTCTTCACGATTTCCGCCAGACTTACCAGTACCAACCTTAATCTGTTGGTTCTTGTGAATACGTTGAATATGGTTTCCCTCAATCTCCTGTATATAATCGCCCTTCACAAGTTCTCTTTTGGTTCCCTCTATTGTAAGGTTTACATCTCCCGTGATAATGACATTAGAGCTTCCGGCAATTATCTCATAGTTCTCGCCGACCACCTTGACAACCTTAGTTCCGTCAGGGTGTATCTCCTCAAAAGTTCCAGACCTGTGTTCACGATGCAGTCTTTCTCCGCCAGGCGTGTCATCGATCTCCATAAGATGGCCAGATTCAGACTCAAACGTATGGTTATAGGGATACTTGCCTGAATTATATGGGGCGGCATCCTTCGTGAGGCCTCTAGGATGCGGTTCATCCCATGTGGGAGCGACATCATCTACCTTGAGATCATCCGATACGGACTTTAGATTTGGTTTTGCAGCTGTAATAACTTTAGTGCGTCTTAACTTTCTACGTCTTACTACAGAACCATGCTCTTCCGCTGAGATTCCCCTACCAAGACGGCTGGTGTCGGACTCCCCTACAGTATGCCCAGAGAAACGACCAAAACGGCCTTTCTCTTCGTCTTTGGTGTCCACAAGAGCACCCAAAGGATAGGGGCCATATTCTCCATACTCACTTGGATTAAGACCACCAACCGCATAAGGTTTGATTCCCTGATCGTTAAGTTGTGTAGATTCTTTATGTCGAGGATCGTTGAAGCCCTGAGTATGGTCAGCGGAATTTTTGGGAATGCCCGGCAGGGTTCCTATGATTGTCGGTTGTTGTTTCTCTTTTGAGTCACGAAAGAACCCCACAACCCAAGTTCCTTCTACCAGAAACGATGGACTATTGCCCATACCGTGCATGGCGGGGTCTGTAGTGGGATGCATAACGTGAGCCCACGGTAGATCGCTCGTGGGAAGTGCGGTAAGATTGGGTGTATGAAAACCCAAGCACCGAACTCGCACTCTTCCTAGTTGATCTGGATCATTTCTATCTTCAACTACACCAACAAACCAAATGAAACCGTCAAGGCCCATATGCATTACACAACTCCAATCCTTATGTTTCTATTTATAAGGATTAGTGCAAGTCAGGATCACGGCCCATTCGTTTAGCTTCTGTTGTAATAACATTGTATGTCTCATACTCGGCTGTGATACCTTGATCAGCATACATTTGTACAATGGTCTGCGCCTCGTCTTGGTCGCAGAGGTCTTCAACCAGAATCTCTTTCGTAATAATACGGTATTTCTTCATGGTAAATTTTATTTAGTAAGTTTGAGGTTCCCAGCAACGATCACTCGTTCAAAATCAGTATGTTGTGGTTCGACACTGTGATATAACCAGCCAGGAAACAGAATCAAATCTCCACGATCAGGTTTAAATCGAAAACCATTTGGTGAATCATCAAATCGTAAAGGACTACAGCTGTCTGATACCTCGGCATAGTAGACCCAAGACCAAGGATGTGGCCAGTGGTCATGACTCTTGGTGAAATCCCCCTTACGAGAGATCGATCCCCAGCAGTCAAACGGTTCTAACCCCACGCTGTACGGAGATTGTTCCTTGGCAAACTCTACAGCCAAGTCAGCGATCTTCGCAAAGGTCAAATCCTGTGTATGCATGAACCATTGCGTCATTTGCGCCTTGACATTGGTGCGCCTCATCTGTTCATCACCGGCTTTCAGAATGGTTTCCTTCACATCAAAGTGACCAATGTTCCTTACGCACACAGGATAATGTGTCGAGAACTCCACCCCGTCTGGATGGTTGCGTAGTTCTTTATTCGTAGTTCCCCAACGTGGCCTTGTCATATCACCACGATCAGGACTTAGACTTGTCGCTAGATTTTTCAGACTCATAGTAAAACTTCTCCTCTGGATACCAATACCACCCTGTGGCAATGTATTTGGATGTTGTATGAACTGGATTTCCACGATGCTGGAACATCCACGCTGCCGGCCAGATAACACCTAGACCCTTTTTCGGGGCCATTCTTATGTCATCGTATAAAAACTCTGTCTCTCCCTGTCCTTCGGGTATATCATTGAGGTATATCGTCCACACTAGAGCTCTCGCACAGTTCTCCCAATGAGAAACCTCGCTGTGAAAATTATGAAACCCACCACCGAAAGGATCAGTTCTCTGTATCTTGTTCTCCGGCATACGTAGGTGCTTTCTTCCACGATAGGCAGCGGGAAACCGTTCCAGATAGGAAGTCAACATAGCTCTCTTAGCATTCTGTAGAGGAACCCACAGCGCACTGTCCTTCGGCAACCACTTCTGTTCATCTCTACGACTATCTCTAGAAGCCTTCACGGTTCTGGCTGCATTATCCCCACGATGCCACTCCACCAGAGAGTCACACCACATGTCAGACAGCACATTATCAAACGACAGTACAAAGGATTTCTGGGTCATAGGTCTGCCCGATCTAAATTGCCTGCAATCATGATACGTTCATCGTCCACTTCCTGTTTCGGTACGTAATGATGCAACCATGCAGGCCAGAGTATCATCTGTCCTGTTCTGGGTACAATCGCCATGTCATCCTTATCCACCATATGAGGAAACACCAGTGGTGGGTGACGTTCATCCCCTCTTACACAATAGGTATACGACCATAACGAGGGCCAGTGGGTATGCGAGTTACAGGAGTTACCTTTTCCGTAGATCAGGCCCCATGATTCCGTGATGGATAGTGGAACTGTTTCGGGTTCGCCTTCGGGAGTCGTCCTTTTCGCAAGAGGAACCATAGACGCAAACCCTATCGCCGCTTCACCAATCAATCGAAAGCTCTCATAGTGATCATGCATGTCCCATCGAGTCATCAGACACTTCGCTTCGGTACGGTTCTCGTACTTGTC